TGCCTTCTCCCTGAAAGTCCTCTAGGTCTTTTGCTACAGACTTTAGGAAGTCAGTTGCGTGGAATAGACCGTCATTAAAGGCCTTGTTATAGGAAGACATTAGTCCCCGATTCTTCCGATAATGCCTTGTGGGTTCCAGTTGCTGACCGTGTCATTGCCAGTCGCTGCTTTAGTAGCACCCTCAACGTGAGCACCAGCGAGCGAGCCGTAACGTGAGCCAGACTGTTGTACGGGATACCCACAGTCGTAGCAGCGAAGTGCGATTGTAGGCGATGGAGACATGTAATTACTCGACCCGCAGTCAGGACACGGAGTACTCTGATTAGCACTCTGTGCCTTGCTGGGTGCCTGCGGTTGTTGAAACGTAGGCATCGCCTGCATAGGCACTTGCGTAGGAGGCATCGGAACGTTATTTACAGGACGACCCTGGGGAACAGGTGCCTGAGGGGTACCGAGCTTCTTAGCCCACCAATCTGCGTTACTCACTTTACTCCCTTCGGGATGGTAATTAAGCCCATATCAATCAGCTGTGATACGGCACCAACAAGGATGGAGAAGGAGAACTCCTCCAACATCTTGCGACTCTCCTTCCAGAGCTCTGGGGATAGGTCAGCCATCTCCTCAGGCATATTTGCCTTCTGGTATTCGGTTGCACCCTCAGATAGAGAGTGTGCATAAGCGTAGAGAAGAGGTACCAAGAAGGCAATCTTCTCTACTCGCTTATCACTCTCATACTCTTCGTGCTCAGCAACCTCGTCGCTAATAGCAGAGCAACCAAGAATCTCGCTAATCTCGTGGGCGTGCTGAATTTGAGAGTCTAGAATGAAGCCACGAGTACGTGACGACATATCCGTTAAAGTTAGCTTTTGGGCAGGGCGCTTTCTCTTGCCAAACATTACTTAGCCTCTCCCCACTTGTCTACAACGTAGACCTCTGCCTTTAGAGGCACGGTAATCTGCTTCACGTGCACACCTTCCATCGATTCACGAATTGCGTCAGCTACTTCTTCCGCACGGTCTTCTGGACAAATCGTCACCAATTCATCGTGAACCGTTAGTACTACATTAACATCCTTCTCATCAGTAAAGCAAGAGTGAGCACGTACTAATGCAAGCTTCATTACATCTGCAGCTGAGCCCTGAATCATCGTGTTAAATGCTTGACGTTCGGCACGAGCTAGTAGGCCCATCTCCTTGCTTAGTAGGTCTGGAATGTAACGACGACGACCAAAGATAGTCTCTACGTATGGCACTGGTGACTTCTCCTTTGCCATGCGAACAACCCTGCCCTTGTACTTAGCAATGCTGGAGAACTCCTGCTCAAAGCGATTCAGTAGTTCCTTGGCCTCATTTACCGAACATCCAATGGATGCAGCAATCTTGTCGGGACCAACACCATACGAGATGGCAAGAACGAGAACCTTACCAGCCTTACGGTCTACACCCATAGTGTCACCAATAGTGGTGTAGATGTCTCCACCAGAGATGTAGTTATTGACTAGACGTGGGTCGCCAGAGAAAGCAGCGATGATGCGTGGCTCAATCTGGGAGTAGTCAGCAACAACCAGCTTGTGTCCTGGAGGAGCAACGAATAGATTACGAACTAGCTTGCCGTACTCACCAGAGGATGGGATGTTCTGCAGGTTAGGTTCGCTTGAAGAGAAACGGCCAGTTTCTGCACCGTGTGCCTTGAAGTTGGTGTGAACACGTCCGTTAATCAGAAGTGACTTCTTCTCAATCAGAGTCTTCTTACCATTAGTCTCACGCTCTACGGTACCGCCAGTGTAAGGAGTAACGTAGGTGGTCATGAGCTTGTTCAAGTCAGCATACTCTAGCAGAGCGTCTACTAGGTCGTCCTTGCCACGGTAGTACTCAAGGGCCTCAGCTCCTACGGAGAAGTGAGTCTCGTTAAGCTCTTCTCCAGCTCGCTTGGCCTCTACTCCCTTGGTGGTGAGTACGTTCTTAAACTTGGTGTTAGGACTTAGACGTGGCTTCTTGTTCTCTCCTTGTGGGGTGAACAGTAGCTTCTGCTTGACCTGGACGGAGTTAATAGCGAAAGCTTCTCCAGCTGCAGCAAATGCCTTGCCCTTGGCAAGTTCACGGTCTGCCTCAATCTGCTCGGCAATGACTCCCAGCTGGTGCTGGTCAATGTAGGCACCAGTCAACTCCATGTCACATAGAGCGGAGAGTACGTCCATCTCTAGACGCCATACCTTGCGCAGGTTGCCAGTAATCTTTGGTTCTAGAACCTTGTAGAGCTTCCAGGTCAGCTCTGAGTCAATACCTGAGTAGTTGGCTACATCGTCAAAGCTGTGGAGAGAGATGTCGTTACCGATTCCCTTTTCCATGTCTACGTTTAGCTCACGCTTTACACAGTCCTTTAGGCCCAGACCATTCTTGTTCATGTTGTTTACGATGAATGCTGCAGTCAGGGTGTCAAAGTATGGCTTAGTAGGAACATTGCCACGGTAGTACTTGGCAATCGACTTTAGGTCAAACTTGGCGTTGTGTGCGACCTTTAGCTGGTCGCCAAACATCAATGGCTTAATAGCGGCAAATACTTCCGCAGGAGTTAGCTGAACTGGTGGCTCACCGAATAGTGGCTCCCACTTACGCTGGTCCTTGGAGTAGTGTGCGTCAGTAATTGGCTTGCCAGCCTCTAGGCGACGCTGACCCTCTAGTAGTAGCGGCTTCTTAAATCCCTCAGCAGCTCCGTTAGGGTGGCCCATGGGAATAACGTCAGTGCGGCCTTCAGTAGCAAAAGAAATCCAGCAAACGTCATTGATTACTGGATATAGACGGTCTTCACCGATAGTTTCTACGTCAAACGCAAATGCTTCTACATCTAGATAGAATTCTACGAACTCTGCTAGTTGCTCTTTAGTGGTAATGATATTCATGATACGCCTCAAGAAATGGGTGTAGGGGACCAGTACAGAAGGGAGTAAGAAACTGGTCCCCTACACGGGGGATGGGAGTGACTAGGCTACGAGCGAACGAGCAATCTGGAGCAACTCTTCACGAGGCGTTGGGAAGAATGCGGACTGGTCGTACTTAGTAGCGTTAGCGACGGCATCAGCGACGTCGTCTGGGTCAAGCTCCCACTCTTCAGCAAGGTCAGTGGCACGTACACGCTCAAGGGTGTACTGAGTGTCACGGCCCAAGCCAAGACGAGAAATGTTCCAGTAGTAACGGGTAAGTGGGCCCTTCTTAGGGTCCTCGTGAGCAGCCTGAAGTAGGCGACCCAGAGTAGGAACAGCTACCATAATCTGGGTAGTTGGTTCCTCTTCGTTCAGAACGAGGACGTTAAAGGCAAACTTTGCACGTGGCTTGTCGCCTGCAATGGTGCAGAGCGGGCAGTCAGAGCCAGTGCAGATAAAGGAGCGGCGACCCTCATTGCGGTCAACCCAGTGCTCCTCGTAAACGTAGAACGGAGCGTCGTCCAGGAAACGGACCAGGGTGCCCTGCTCCGAGAACTTCATGAACGAAGCGTACTTGCTTTCGTTTGCTGATTCCTTCTTCTTGAGGAATGCACTTGCAGCTCCCCAACCAGCGCTATCTACGCCAGCCTGCACAGTAGTACCGTGCTTAGGGGTTGCCTCTACACTATCCTCTTCGAGGTAGTCGTCAGCGTCAACGATGGGGCGGTTAATCATGTTATTTCTTTCTCTGTTGGGACTTTCGTCCATTTAATCGGAGGCCTCACGGCTCTCAAGGTCCACGATTTCCTTCCACTGTCTAACTAGAGACTGTGTTAAGTCTTCGTGGTGTTTCCATTCTACACGAGCAGACCCCAAAAGTCCACGCTGTGCGAATTCTTTTATTGCTACTTCAATAAGTGCTCGTGTGTATACACGATTACCATTTACTTTTTTACCATTTAGTTGCTTAGAACGCAAGCGGTAAGGAGCCATTGGGATAAAACCCTTCTTCTCCCAAAGGCGAATCGTTACTATCTGCTTCTCTAATGCCGCTGACAGCGCCCCGATGGTAAAGACTTCTACATCCTTACCACCGAGACGCTTGATGATAGGCCGTTCATCCCAGCCATTGGATTCACCAAAGGCCTGCTTACGGCGCTTCTCAGCTACTGGGGTTGATTCTCTACGCTTTTGCTTTGACCCAGGTACTCGGTCAAGTCCTTCAAAAGCCTTGAGGATATCCTCTTCGCTTCTTATTCCAGGCATTAATTACTTCTTTGCAGTACGGAGAGCCCAGGTTACGCTTACTGGAAACATTTCGTCCAGCTCTTCTTCGGTAATGTCGCCGTTATAGTAAGCGGCCATGAGTGCTTCTTCGTTGATTACTCGCTTAGTCTCGTAGAGAGTATCTCCAAGACCCTTTTCGTCAATGAGAGTTTCAGCAAGAGCCTCGTTTAACTTGCGGCTAACACGACGCTGCTTCTCTAGGCGTACTACACCATCGATTGCCTTGTCTAGCTGAATGATGATGTTGCCGTTAGTGTCTTCTTCTCCAACGGAGTCTAGAGCTGCAAATAGCTTCTCTCGGAGTTCCTTGGAGCGAGTATCCATCATGTCA